AAATTAGCACGAACATCAACGAACATTCGTGCTGGTGATATACAGACTATACAGACTATACAAATTGTACACTTTGTATAAGTTTACTGTAACTTACTGTATCACTGTGATACAATAAAAAAAGCAGGGAAATATCCCTGCTTTTTAATGAATGTAGTTTCAATTTAATCTTTTACATACAAAATGTAAAATTTGTTCGTTTTTGGTTTGATATTAAACAACTCTTCCCAAAATGACCGATTTGCAGGTAATGTTTTTGACACAACTTTATATTGTGTCTTTTTTCTACCCAATCTTTTGGCCATTTTTTCAGCCTATGCTTTTGTTTGGTGTTTTGACATATAATGAAAACCACCTGATGTTAAAGGTACATTTTTTAATTTGAATGTTGACATATTAATGAATTTATTGTGTTACAAATGTAAAATTACTTGATATTTTTTCATATTTCTTTGCGTCCTTTAGTTGGAGTGGTAATAACAAGATTATATTCTTTTGCCACATTAAACGTGCAGGGAGGGGCATAGCGGCCTTTAATTTTGGCAATACCATGTTCATCAATGTAGCACACAATGCCCACTTCATGTTCAATGTCTTGTGTGCCTCTGAACTGGCCACCTTTGGTACTCTGGAACACAAACACAAAACCTTTTCCTGGATATTTATCAATGAATTTCACTATGCTTGCATAATCCAACCTTGCAGCATTGGCACTGTCATAAAACACAAAATCGTACTTGGCCGGAATGGTGGCCGGAATGGTTCCGGTAAATTCAAGCCTTGGGGCATCAACACCCAGCCGGTTTATTTTTTCCTGCAAGGTTTTACGAATCGTTTCTTCAATGGCAATATACAGCACATTGCCAAAATACGTGGCAAGGTAGTTCGCAAAGTCAATCATAATAGTGCTTTTGCCCATTTTTGGCTTTGCATACACCATCATTGAAAAATTAGGATCCGGATTGCCAAACAATTCTTCCCACATACCATCAAACTGAAGGCTCCTGAAACTCATTTGCCTAATTTGCATAGGTGTATAGTATTTATCGTTGGCCGGGTTTGCAGATGCGGACTGTGGCCGCACCTGCTTTTTTGTTACTTTATGCTTTACCGGCATTTTTTTTGGCTTTGCTTTCAAGTTTTTCAAGTTTATTACGAAGTTTATAAAAACGGATATAGGCTGAATTGCATGGTTTTTCAGCATTTGCAAGATAACTGTTAAGTTCAGATAACCCTACCTTGCAATCGCTTACATCGGTACAATTGGCAGCAATTGTATAGGCTGACAATGTGCGGAAGTTTATCTTTTTGGCCATACTTATTCAGTTGAATCCAAACAATCAATTTCAGTACCTGGAACATCACCAACAGTGCCCAATCCTTTCAGTTCGGCCTGTGTGTGTGAAAGTTCACCACCGTCAATGTACGATTTCAGCACACGTTTAATTGTGTCGATATACTTCCGGTTTTTGTCGCTGGCTTTGATCTTCCCGGTTTTTTCATGGTCGGCAATTTTCTTCAGCATGTTTTCTGCCTTTGTGGTATCTGGTTTACCAAGCAGGGCAAGGTATGCTTTTACAATTTGCACAGAGTATTCAACCACGGTGCTACTTACCAGGTATTTGAAGTTTTTAAGCAGGGTTTCATCATTTTTATCGAGCAGGAACGTGAACGAATTGCCTGTTTTTTTGTCGTTGTACAACTTGTTCAGTTCAGCATGAATGTGCTTTACTTCGCTGCCATATTTGCCTTTTACGGTAAAGGCACCTTCGGTATTTTGCTTTTCGATGGACCGGATAAAATTCAGTATATCGTGTTTTGTAACCACTTTGTTATCCATCCGGAGGTATCTTTTTACAAATGCCAGTTCAGCCGGAAGTTTTTTAACCATTGTAAACTTTTTACGGTCAAATTTTGGAGCTTTGGCTGTGCGTGGGCGTTTGGCCTTGGCCTTGGTAGCTTTTTTGGCTTTTGGGGCTTTGGGTTCCTTCGGGGGCTTTGGAGTGGGTTCATTGTTTCTGCTTTCAAAATAGGTTCTTATTTCATCGGCTACCTGTTCATCAAGCATTTTTACATTGCCTGAGTAAAGGAATGATTTAAAACCTTTTGAAATCTCTTTCAGGCGGTTGTACCTGCTTTGTAAATTTTCGGGTAATGCTGCATATTGTTCGTAATATGCTTCTGATTTATAAGCCATTGTTGTGGTTTTTGGGGTTTATATAAATTATTTCATTTCAAGTTCGGCCTGGGCTTCGGCTTCGGCCTGAAGCATTTCGAGTAACATGCCAGCCAGTTCTTGTACTGCCTGTGCTTCGGAGTATGAGGCATCACCATCATTGATAGCTTTCCAGCGGTCAACGGTAATTCCTTTTTCAGTTAACAGGTTGGTAATGTCAATTTTGATGGGGCTAATTTTGGCAGCATCAGTAAAATTGGCGGTTTGGTTTTGCACTTCCTGTGCAAGTACGCTCATAATCATTAATGCTTCATTGTCAGCATTGATGGGCATGGCGGTTTGGATAATTTCAAGAGCTTCGGTAATTTGCATTTTTAGGGTATTAAAGTTATTTGTAATTTTATTATCAATTGACAATGAAATAATTTCAGAACTTTCGGTTTCAAAAATTACTCCATCTTCGGTTGTGCTTTCAGTATCGGTATCGCTTAAAACAATGTACTCATTTGCACGGCTATCAGATACAGGGCTGAATGAGTTAAGGTCATTAGCAATTTTGATTTCACTAAAAATTTTATCAAACATAGTGTTGAACAATTTACGTTCATCACCTTGCGGCCACAAACCTGTTGGGTGATCAAAAAAAGCACCTGAAACAAGATAATTATTTTCCATCCCTTTTTCGGCAAGTTTATCAAACACATAACATTCAAAGGCTCTGGCAAACATTTCGCTTGGTTGTCTCCAGTAATCGCTTTTCATTTTCAGGCAAGCCATAAAATATTGACTTTTTCCTATTACTTGTATGGGTACTGATATTGTTTTATTAAGTCTTTTTGCAATAAAACCCCATACATTTTTAAATGATTTTACTTGTTCATTAGGTTTTTTTCGTAAATATTGCGGGTATTTTGAATCAATGTATGTTATGTATCCATTTACACGCTTTATAAATGCAAGCGGTACAGTATCATCTGCTTTTAGTTCAGATTTTCTTTTTACCACAATGGTCTTTTTATCAGCCCAACTCCAGTCAGGTGTCCATGAAATATAAGGCTTTTGCGTAATATCAACGCCTCTTTGCTCAAGTGTTAAATTCAACTTTAGTTCAATTTTAGCAATTGTTTCAGCGTAAGTTTCTAAATGTGTTTTACGATAATTAGCTATGTTTTCAGGGCTTATTTCAGTGCTTTCTTGATACGCTTTTCTGAATTTGTTATAATACTTAATATCTGACAATAGTTTATCGTAAATTTGTTTGTCAGTATATTTTTGCATTAATTCATACTCATCCTTTAACCCTTGAATAAGGTTTAAATCATACAATTTAAGTTCATTGAGTTTTTTTTCTCTTTGTTTTTGTGCCTGTTCTTCAGTGCCACCATCAAAATTCCGGGCTTCGGTTGCATTAAAATTTCTAATGAAATTGAAAACACGAATCCCAAAACGATCTTTTATTTCTCTGTGGTGATAATCGAAATGTCTGTACCAGTATTTTACAATTGCATTGTAGAGAACATCATCAGTATCAGCATCAGTATTATTTGCTGATTCAAGATAATTTTTGACAAACTCAACCGTAAAACCGCTATTTTGTGCAATTCTTTTAATTGTATAATCATCATGTATAAATGCACCATCTTCATCTACATAAGCCATTTTAGTGATAAAACACCCAAAATCAGCACTTTTAATCAGATTTGTAATTTCATCTAAAGAATAGCATTCATCAATCAGTTTTAAAATAACGTTAACGGTTTCAAGATAGTTTTTCCGGGCAAAGGGTGTATTTGCAAATGGTTTGGGTGCAAATGATTTGCGCAGTTCGTTTTTTACAAAAGCACAGCCTGAACTTGCACCATCGGCAATAAGTTTATCAATATCAAGCCTTGGCCAAACCATGTCTTTAACAACCATTTCATTTGCTGCTACGGCATCTTGCTCAATGGTATGAATGTCAGATAACTTGATTAGAACACTGAATGCTGCACGTGCTTTTTTGCTGCTTGGAACATAGCGGCCCTGGTCTTTAAATTCACGTTTCTCCTGATCTTTTATCAGTTTTTCACGCACGGTATCAATTGTAACGCCTGACAGTACATTCTGAATGTACTGCCTTGGCGTTGCTGCTGTTTTAATTATTCGTACAGGCATTATTGCATCATTATTTTAAGTTCAATACCAAGTTTGTGTATTTTTGATAATTTATCAATTTTAGCAGCCTTGTCTTTTAAAAACATTTCAACTGCCTGTGCAGTAATTTCGTCAGTTTCGTTCATGTTTTTTTGAGGGACAAGACTTTTGTATTTGTCGAATACAGCACGGCTGACATTAATGTTCATGCCGTGATTTTGGCCAAGTACTTGTAAGGCTGGTACCAGATTGGTATTTGAAACAGAGGCTTTCCATTTGTTGCCGGTTTTATAAAACCCATCTTTAGTATTGCGCAAATACTGAATCAGTTCTTTGTCTTTTAAGATTTTACCAAACCTTTGAACTGATACACCATTGGTTATAAGTTCAAAATTTCCCCATTCACGGCTTATGGTTAAGCCCTGATCTGTTTCAATAATTGAATTATAACTCATGTTTTCAATAATCTTTATAGCAACTTCAAGTTTTATGGGCAATAACACCTGTGTTGAACCTTTTCCGGTTTGTGTAGGGTCGTATCCATCGGGCATTAAAATCCCTTTTTTCGTGTTGCCGTCAACTGTGGTATATGAAATAAGTTTACCGGCAGCGGCACCATAACCTTGCAACAGGTTTCCGGTAACTATGTATTTAACAATGTGGTCATTGCTGCTTTCGCTTACAATTGTGTCCCAGTTTTCATATACCTGTGCGGCTTCATACCTGTACACTTCGCCATTGGCAATAATTGAATTGAGTGTACTGCGTGGATCTCCGGTACATGATAGTACAATTGATTTTATACCATTTGCCACGGCAAACCTTAATTTTACGGCTGAAGGGGCATAAGGATTGGCTGCACTCTTATCAAGCGCATAACCAAGACAAATGCCTTTTACCGTGTTATCGCCTATCAGTGGGTATTGTATTACCATACCGGGTTTAAAATGTTTGAAGATTGGAAACAGGTAATTTACCCTGCGTTTCCAAGCCTCGTTTTCACGTTCAAGTGCTGTTCCTCTTGAATTTGCAATTTCATAGGTGCGCATATTTTTATACTCAATGCGCATAGCATCTTCAGTAAGTTTCAGGTATTTGGCTTCAGTTTCAATGTTATCCTGCTGAATGTCAAATTTATTGTTTACAATTTCCTGATCTTTCAGGTATCTTGCATTTTCGTGTTCAAGAAAATTAGTAATGATTTCTTTTTGAAGTTCATCTGCTGTTTTATCGCCCAGCATACTAACAAGAATTTGCCTGATTTCTTCTTTTTTGTATGGCTTTTTCAGGTTGTTTACAATACATTTTTCAATGTATGTATCGGTAGCAAAAACAGATAAACCACCTTTACCTGCTACCAGCACATCACGTTCAATGGTATCGGCCTGCAAGTCCACAATTTCAACTTCAAGGTTGTATTCGCCAGTGTCCTTTAAAAACGTTACATGATCGGCATAAAGTTTTGATACTTCGTTGTAAAATTTTGTTTGTTCTTCAGTGCTTAAAATTGCCACACGGCCAGTAACCCTGTGCGCTGCATTGGTAATATCCGGTACTTCGTTGCTGTCATTAATTTTAAGCGGGTCACCAATTTGGTCATTCAGCATTACATTTTCAAGCAAGTATTGGTACACAATTTTATCGCCATACTTGTTCAGAAAATCTTCAAATGAAAACACTTTTTCAGAGTTTTTCTGATTGCTGGTTGTGTTGGCATCCAAACTTTTGAGTTTTTTCTGCAACAACATCATTAATCGTTTTTCGGCTGGTATGGCTGAAGTTACATAATCGTAACCCGGAAGCATGATCTGACCTGTGCGGTTAATACGGCCTCGCTTCTGAACTTCGGTATTGATATTTAGTTCGGCCTGTAACATAATCATCCACCGCTGCTTTACCTTATCGGCAGTTATCTTTTTGGTTGGAAGAGCTTGTGCTGATGCACCAGTGCTTCCGCTTTGGTTAATCAGCAATACATCAACCTCATTGTTGTTGAATAGCCTAAATGCTTCATTGGTGGTAATTTGTTCACGGTTTTTTACAATCCCGGTTATGTTTCTGTTAGAATTACCTTGTGTACGGCCAAGGCCGTTTAATGAATTATTTAAAAAATTAACCAGTATTTTACGGCCTGTTACCTCTTTAACTGAATATCCGGCACCTTCAAGTTTACTGATTATTACATCAATGGGGCTTATTGTTATACCTGAAGATATCTGTGTTATTTTGTTGTTGATTCTGAAATACTCTTCCTGACCTTGTACTGATAAATCGTGGACTGTAAAATAATGAACTTCAGGTTCAGAATTTGGTCTTTTAACCGTGTAGCGCATTACTCCATCCAAACCTTTTTTCAGAACAGTGGTAAAATCAACATTTACCACATCGTTTGCCTTTACTTTATCGCCATCTTCGTTTTCAATGTTCTCGAGAAAGGCACCCATCGTATTACTGAATGCCACAATTACTTTTTTGCCCTGCCTGAGCCTGATTAATGCCTGATCGGCCACATCGGCTGCTTTAATTGAAAAAAGTAACTGATTCACAACATTAAACACTTTGCTGAAATACGGTGTGCTATCTATACCCATATCTTTTGTGCCTTTGGTTAATTCGGCATCGGCATAATCATCAATAAGTTCATCTTCCATGTCTTTTATCCTGGGTTTAATGAACTTTTTCTGAAAACTGATAATGTCACGCATTATGCTGGTAACATTGTCGCTTATTGCTGAATGCTCCACGGCCTTATCGTCAAGGGTAAGGTAGTTTACTTCAATTCCTTCAAAAGATCGCTCACGCCTCAGCATTTGGCCTTCAGAAACAAGCTGGCTGCTTATTACCTCCTGCAATGCTACGCCACCTTTGTCAATTGCTTTAATCAGTGCTTCTTTGGTCATGTTTGCATCACGCAAACTTGTTTTGGTTGCATAAATGGGCATATTATCCGGCCTCTTGGCAAATGTGGCTGAAAGGAATAATACACCTTTGCAATTTTCAAGCACATCGGTCATGAACAGACCTGTTTTTGAATTTCCTGATGCATTGTGGCTTTCATCCATCACAATGATGCTTCCACGTGCCTGACTGAGAATGAAATTCCGCTTGTCAGCGTATTTTGGGTTGTTGAATTGAGAATAGGTTGTAATAATTGCCTTGTATTTTGACGGCAATTTAGTTGATTGCAAAATGCTCATGGTTTCTTTTGCAGGTAAACCTTCGTAAATTACACTTCCATCTTCATCACGGATATCGGTTTTACTGCCTTTGCCGTTTACGATAAACGGCCATATCCGGTTTTTGCCTGAATTTTCGTAATTGGGGTTTGTTTTGTACGAAACAATTTCTTCCATCGGGTTTTCAAGTTGGTATTGCTCATAATCGTCAATTGAGCCGTACTCATCTTGTTCATCTTCTGAAAGTTTTTCCCATGCCTTATAATTTATTTGTTTGTACTTTTTTTCTCCGGCAATTTTCAGTTTTACGTTATCATCGGCACCAATGCTATTCAAATCACGGTAAATATCGCTGAACAGGTTTGGCTTTTCAGTAAAGAAAATGGGAGTAATGCCTTTGTGTACAGCATATTTTATTAGAGCTGCAGCAATACGGCCTTTACCTATACCGGTCTGGTCGCCTACAATAACACCCTGCTGCTTTTCTTCGATGTTATAAATAGCCATTGCCACGGCTTCAATTTGCTCTGCACCTAACGATTGACATAACTGGCTGCTATCCCAGCCAAGTTTTTTCATCACGTATTGGTTAAGGCTACCTACCTGTAACTTTATTTTGCGCATGGCTACATGGGTTTCAAAATCCATGCTGTCTGGCACAATGGTATCCAATGATTTACATGAAATTTCGGTTGGGATATACGGACCTTGCAGCCCAGTTTTTTTTGTTCGTTTTTTCATTGTATGTTTTTTAAATCAATTGCTAATTTTATAATTTTTGATGTAGGTTTTATGTTCAGAAATGACATAAGCGGGTCAATGATTTGTTCTGAATTTATTGCATTTTTTAAAGTTACGCCCTCATTTACCGGTATAAGGCTTTCAGGCACATCACGCAATTCAATTATGGTTCCTGAAGACCAGCCCACAGATGGGTATTTTGAACTACCTGTGCTATAAACACCACCTTTTTTTATTATTACACCACTTCCAAGTTTAACACTACTGGTTTTTGAATAGGTAAAAAACAGTTCACGGCCAGCAAAAAAAACTGATTTATTCTTTGAAACTTTTGCTTTGTCAAGATCAATAATAATATCTGCTAAAACTGGTTGAAATTCACCATCGGTACCATAAATTTTAATGAGTGCTTTTCTGATTTCAGGTTCATCCCTTACATCAAATTGCCAGTAACTGCCTGTCCATTTACCATTTAATTTGTGAGCAAAATCAACAAAATCACGCAGATATGGGCTTTTTGTGTAAAGTTTACCATCCTGTGTAAACACTTTAATATCTGATATTCCATCCAGAATGGATCCACGGAGCATTTTCAAATCTATACCAAATTGGTGTATTTTGGTATAATTTGGTATTTGGTATTGAATAAGATCAGCAACAGCATCAAACAGTTTATCAAAACTATCAATCACAACTTTACCATTTGCCTGAATGGGAGGGAAACCACCTTTTTGCGCCCTGCGGCCATTTACAAGTATGAGCCGCACATCAAAACTGGTTCCCTGACGGCTGTACAGTTTATGCCCATCAAGATTTAACACTGCTTCAACGTAGTAATTGGCATAAAGCCATACAAAAAAATCACGGTTTTTGCCTGACTGAATTTTACCAACACGATCAAATTCAGTATGGCCACCAATGATAATTGCTGCACGGCCTTCATCCTTCATGCAGTTAAGTGCTTCGTAAGCCATTTGGTGATCGAGAACCTTAAACTGGCCTTTTTCTGCCATTTCACCAAAGGGAGGATTGGTAATTACACCATCAAACAGGTAAGCATACCGGTAATTTGTTGAAACAGGTCCGCTGGCATCAAATTTTGTAACTATGCCATAATCCTGATGGCGAAGATTGGCATTGCGTACTTCGTCAATTTCATTTACAAATGTGTGTTTTTCGGGCAGAAATATGGTTAGTAAACCATTTCCGGCTGAGGGTTCAAAATACTGCGCTGTGGGGGGCTGATTGCTGGCAACGTACATTCCGGCCACAAATGCGATGGGTGCAGGTGTACTGTACTGCTGAAGCATAATTGTGGTACTTGTGCGGAGTGATAGGTTTACCTGAAGATGATAAAGTTTTACAATGCTATCGAACCTTTGATACAGGCTTAATGCGGTATTGTGTGCAATTCTTCGGGCTATGCGAACAATGGCATATTCGGTTAATTCTTTTACCAAGCGCAAATCGCTGATACCAAAACCTGCTGCTACTTTTTCAACCTGGGTTTTGTTCAGTTTTTCACCTGCATCAATTTGTTTTTCAATTTGATAGGTGAATGATTCAGCGGCTTCAGAAAGTGCTTTTTTGGCTGGCTTTGATTCAGTTAATAGTGCAATTTCATTTTTAACTTTATCAATTTTATCCTTTAAAGCATCCTCAGTTTTAGATGTAGAGTTTACCATTGATCTAAACTTTGCTCCTGCATGATTATTTTTTCTTAATTTTTCATTGTTGGCTATTTTTACATCAAACAGTTTGCTTTCTAAATCTGATAATTTTTGTTTTAATTTATCACTTGACGATATTTTATCTAATGCCGGGTAATCAGCCAGCACTTCTGCCGGAACTGGTTTGCCTTCAGCGAGAGCTTGTTCTATCATTTTTTTATGCAGCCGTTCAATAACTGTTGTTGTATTTGGTTGCGACTTTGATTCAATTTCAAATGTTTTATTGGTATCGCCCCATTTTACGGTTGTTTTGAATGTATAAACTGGTTTTTTGTTTACAATTTTCACACTGCTTTTAAGTGGAATAATTTTTTCAGCATTTATACTTGAAGCCTCAACCATTGTCATTTGCCAGGGTTCCTTCACAGCGTTGTTGGCATGGATAGGGTTGTTTAATAATTTATTGACAAATTCTTCTCTTTGCGGCCTTCCGGTATCAATATGGTCAATTGAAAATTTATCAAAGTTATGCGGAGAACCGTGATAAGCGGTCATGCCTAAAATATTTTTGCCCCTGCTGTGAGGGGTCTGGGGGTTGTTATGCTCGGCTTGTTTCTTCATGGGTTGTGGGGTTAAGTTATAAGCACATCCATTGCGCCATTGGTGCCTAAAAGTTTTAAAATATAGTTGGCGGTGGTGGTGGGCTGGCTGGCCAGCAATGCTGAGTAATTGCCTGAACCGGGTCGGTTAAAGTAGCCACGGTTGTAACGTATAACCACTTTATCCATTCGCAAATCGGTGCCGGAGGTTTCTTCGTCAATCAGAATGCCTAAATAAATTGCACCAAGCAGAATGTTCAGTTCAGGTTTTAAAAGATCGGTATTGTACAGGTTTGTTGCTCCATCGCCCATAAACTTCATGCGGAGTATGGCATCGAGCCGTGAACCTATAATTTTACGGATTACGGCCTTTTCTGCTTCGCTCAGACGATTGTTTTTGTTTTCAAGGTAAATTACATCGTTCATGCTGGCAGGGTCAATCTGCATTAATCCTACTGCGTTTCCGCTTACGGCATATTCAATGCCATTGCTTTCGATAAAAATAAAAGATGCAATAACATCGGCTGGCACATTGGTAAGCCTTGCTGCCTGGTTAATGCTGGTTGAATAGGTTGTTTTGATCTGATTAATGCGGCTGGCTATCATTGCTCTGTCGGCTGGCTGATAGTAACCCATTTCAATGATAGGAACCTTAAAATTAATTACATCACCTGCTGTACCAAGGCCACTGAGCAACATGCAGCCATCGGGCTTGCACCCGGCTATCTGCCTGTTGGCTTTGGCTGCGGCTGTGGCTTTGTTTGTGAGCTTGCTGTACAATAAGTACCCTGCTGCTCCAAACAGGCCAATGCTGGCGGTGTATAGTATTAATTTATTCATCTTTGGGTATTAAGGCTTCAAGATCAGCAAAGGTATCATCGGGTATTTCAGTCAGGGTAACAGTTTGTTGTAAGCAAACACAGGTATTGTATTTTGTGATAAGTGCATCAAGGTGGCTTATGGTTGTTTCAACATCGGCTTTTTCTACCTTGTTTTGCAGGCAATTACGCAAGTGCCTTACAAATGCAATATCAAACTTTACCTTGTTACAGTTCATGGGTTACAGTATTTGTCATTATCCATTCACGAATGAACTTGGTATCTTCCCTTATTAACTGCAATTGTGCATCCTGGTCTTGTTTAATTTGCAATACCATGTTCACGGTGGCACGTTGCGCAACTTCTGTTTCCAGTTTTTCAATGCGCTGTGTGTGGTTCTGAATGGTGTATGTGGTATTGAAGTAAAATGCTACAATAGCAATCAGCAATGTGCCTGAAATGCCAATCAGGTAGTTCCGGGCTTCACGTTTAAAGGTTCTGAAATCAACTTCGCTCATAACTGGTGATTATTAAGGTTACAAATGTATAATATTTTGTGTGCAAGTGTACATTATTTGTTAAAAAAAATGTCAATTGCAAGTGAACAACCTACGCTGTAAATAGAATGGAGTATAAAAAACGCAAATACTGCATCGGTAAGCGATAAACTTAACGTGCAGCACAGCGCACAGGCTGCAAATAGCAGCGTGTTTGAAATGAAGTTTAGTAAATGATACCCATCTGTAAGCCATACCAGTGCTGTGGTGCTGAACCAGAACCTTGCGCCTTGTGCCTCATCATGGTTTTTGTACTTGTTATTGTATGAAAGGGCAGGACACCAAAATTTATCATGCAGGAATGGCAATTTGCGCTTAACTACCTTGTAACGGTATTTAAGTGCTTCTACACTGCCCTCAAAAAATCCTGAGAACAAAAGCATTGTGGCAATTATGGCTATTTGTGTAAGCATTATTTTTTATGGTTTAAATAATAAACGAAAGCCTATATCAGTAGAATTAGAGGAAGCAAGCATATGTGCAAATCCAATGCAAAGACCAATATCATACTGGTATGAAGCATGACCCGAAGTTAAATAACAACTCCATCCATCATCAAGATATGGCCCGTAATAATAATCACACCATCCGGTTGATGAATTTGCCCCTAATGTAAGGGGTAATAATATACCATCTTCACCAAATATATTGTTTAAAATGAATCCATAAGTGATAGGTAATTCGCCTAAAAGCGTATAATTTGTTACTGTATCATCAGCAAAACCAGTTACACCTTTTTTGCCATAAACATAAGCTTTACCACCAGTTCTGTTTATATTGATACCATCTAAGCGTTTAAAAAAATGACCAAAAGGATTTTCAATACCACGGTAACTATTACAAGTAAAAGTTCTGTTTACGCCAGCTTCTTTAAAATCAGTTTTAACAAAACAAACTTCGCCAGTTTGGTTGCCAAGTGAATTACTTGTTCCGCACTTACAAAAAGGATTTTTGTTATTGAAATAATTCCATTCTGCTAATACTGCATTAGAAATACCAATGCCTAAACCGCCTTCCCTGTATCCTTCAGCAGTAAGTGTAGCATTAACAGCTAACTGACTATTAGTTGTAGCATATTCAATAACAAACAACCATCGCCAATAGCCATAATATTCAAATGGTTCTTCACACCAGCCTGTACCTTTAGCATCGGCATAAGCCCTTTCTTTTTCATGTGAAAGATTTGTAACAGGGCATCCCAGCAATGTATTAACACCAGCATCATAAGTGGCATTGTTATTTCCGCCCCTGTATGTTTCAGTTATATTTGCAACAGAATAAGCTATTAAAGTATCTCTATTTAAACTGGCCTCATATGCTGAAATATAATGCTTTTCAACTAATTTAAAACCAGGCAGGGCATATTCTGAAACTGCAACGCAATTGTACAGATTAGCCCCTGAAACTTCGGTGTAAAACCGGATATAAAAGGCCGGTATTTCTACCATAACATCGCCATCAGTGCCGTTTAATATTGCTTCACCGCTTGTTTCGCTAAGATTACTATTTGTTGCATGTAAATAGTAATTAACAACACCGTTTTTTACTAAACAGCGGCGCATTTTTGTGTGTATAGGCAATCCGCCGACAACCTTATGTAAATCGGTATTGCCAATGCGGGTAAGTGTTGGGCTTGTTTGCCCAACAAGCCTTTTTACACCATACCACATATTGTGATAATTAAATTGTGCTGTTATATCAATCCATTGATTTTCTGCATTATTTAATATAAATATTTTGCCATCAAATTCAGCACAACTAACATACATACCAGCATATCTAAGTCCATTTTCAAGATAAGCCAGCATTGCCGCATTTGTTTCAAAGTGTACATCAGGATCTAATGCACCTGCGTATTGCCTTTTAAACTGATTAATAAACTGAATTTGTTCTGGCATTATACTATTTTTTTTACAATTTCCTTACATTCTTCAACATACGTGTTGTATGCTTCAAATTCGTTATCGGTATCAATACCGGCGGCAAGTTTGCGCTGGATAGCAATTTCATCGTTTATACTATATTTAAGCCGTACCATTGCTACAATAAAATCGTCTTTTGTTTCGACCTTGGCTTCTACATAATCGGCTGTGTGCATAGTTGTACCTTCACGTTCAACAGCACTATGGTTATAATACAGTCTGTAAGGCCCTGCCGGGGTTAGAAACTCTGTATTTGGATGCGGTGTTGTGCTTTCTGATTTCATGGTATAATTTATTGAAATGAATATCCAAGGTTTTCATTAACTATTTGCGTCAAAAATGGAAAAGAATCTGAGGGTACAGCTTCTAAAATTGCTGCCAACCTGCGTGAGCCACAAAAAATTACCCTGAAATCGTTATCAACTTTTATTTGAATTGTAAGCAAAATTGATTCGTTTTTTTTGCTTGGTTCTGTTTTAAAGTTATGGATTTCAATTTCACGGTTGAATAGTTTAGCTATTTTAATTTTTTCGCCAACATAACCATGAGGGTTCAGGCTTATATTAAGGTCTGAAAATCGTTTCATGCTGACAATTTTTTTAATAAATTTATTGAATTACAGTGCTTTGCCCAACCATAATGACCGCAATGCAATTGAGCCAGTTTTATGGTTTTGTTTTTTGATACGGCTTTAGCAAAACGTGTTTTTATTGATTTCCGTAAAAGCGTATGCGTATGAAAAAACCTATACCCAACAAAATCAATCCCCCGTATAGAAACCGGAAATATTTGGTAATTGCTTTTAATGGTAAGTTTGAGAGCATTAACAAGGTATTCTTGTATTTTTATAAATAACTGATGCAATTCAGTTTTTGTTGATGCAAGAATTACTATATCATCGGCATATCTGAAGTAATGTTTTATATGCTGTGTTTCTTTAATCCAGTGGTCGAAACCAGTCAGGTAAAGATTTGCAAAATACTGGCTTAAATAATTTCCAATTGGAACTCCGGGAGCCGAATCTATTATTTCATCAAGTAGTTGCAAAAGTTTGCCATCTTTTATTTTTTTGCGTAAAACTATTTTTAAAATATCATGGTCAATTGAAGGGTAATATTTCCGAATATCAAGTTTTAAACAATATGTTGTATCTTCCGGGAATCGGGTTAATGTTTCTTTTACATCCGTAGCTGCTGAATGAATACCACGTTTTTTTATACAACTGTATGTGTTTTTTGTCATTGTACTTACCCAAACAGGTTCAAGCACATTCATTATTGCATGGTGTACAATACGATCAGGGTAATATGGTAGCCGATAAATATCCCTTACCTTGCCATTTGGTGTAGTTAACTGAAATACTTTGTATTGTGATGTTTTAAATTCGCCTGACAATAATAAACTATGTAATTTTTGCAGGTTGATTTCAGCATTTTTATCAAAAACTTTTACACCATATTTATTAGCTTTGCCATGCCTGGCTTTTTTTTCGGCCAGTTTAAGGTTTTCAATACTGCAAATATCACTAAACAAATTATTAATCCTTTTCATCTGCTTTAAATTACCATCTTTTTCGCTAATGCTACCAAAGCTGGTGTGAGTAGATTTATTTTTTACCAAGAGGTAAGGCTCTAAATTCATATTATAAAAGCGTAGCTGAAACCCGATATTCGCATTCGCATTCGCAGCTGAATTATTCGCATTAACGTAGGTGATACCTGCATTACCGCCATTATTCGCATTCGCTGACGACAGAGGGGCTTTGAATTTAGCAGCCTGTTTTTTCATTTTTTCGCTTTTCGTTTTACGGTTTAAAGCAGAGCCGAAACCCGAAATGCGCATACGCAGCCGCAGCCGAAGTAGACGCATACACGTAGGCGAGACCCGCATAACCGCCAGTAAACGCAGTCGCCGACGACAGAGGGGCTGTCCAGCCATCAGCAGTAGGATAATAATAATAGTCGCACCAACCGGCAGATGAACTTGCCCCACCGCCAACTGTTAAAGGCAACATTATTCCATCTTCGCCAAACATCTGGTTTAAAATATAACCATCAGCAACAGGCAATTCACCTAATAGAGTGTAACCTGTTGCTGTACCATCAGCAAACCCCGATACACCTTTTTTGCCATAAGCATAAGCCTTGCCGCCTGTTTTGTTTATATTGATACCTTCTAAACGTTTATACAGATGCCCAAAAGGATTTTCAATACCACGGTAACTATTACATTTGAAAGTTCTATTTACGCCAGCTCCTCCAAAATCAGTTTTAACCAAACTAACTTCGCCGGTTTGGTTGCCAAGTGAATTACTTGTTCCGCACGGGCAAAATGGGTTATAAGTATTGAACGTGTTCCATTCAGCGGATACAGCATCGATAATACCATTGCCTAAACCGCCTTGCCTGTATCCTTCAGCAGTAAGTGTAGCATTAACAGCTAACTGACTATTAGTTGTAGCATATTCAATAACAAACAACCATCGCCAATAACCATAATATTCAAAAGGTTCTTCACACCAGCCTGTACCTTTGGCGGCGGCATAAGCCCTCTCATTTGCCCGTGTAAGAGTTGTAACCGGACTGCCAAGCAATGTATTAACACCAGCATCATAAGCGGCATTGTTATTTCCTCCCCTGTATGTTGCTGTATTGTTGGCAACAGAATAGGCTACCAGCGTACTGCGGTTTAAACTTGCTTCATAGGCTGAAATATAATGCTTTTCAACCAATTTAAAACCTATTAAAGGGTATTCTGAAACTGCAACACAGTTGTACAAATTAGACCCTGATACTTCGGTGTAAAAGCGAATATAAAAGGCCGGTATTTCTACCATAACATCACCATCAGTTCCGTTTAAAATTGCCGCACTGCCTGTATCACGCAGTGCGCTGTTCGTAGGGTGTAAATAGTAATTTACTACACCATTTTTAACAAGGCAACGACGCATTTTTGTATTTACAGGCAATCCGCCTGCAACTTTATGCAAATCGGTATTGCCAATTCGTGTAAGTGTAGGACTTGTTTGCCCAACAAGCATTTTTACACCATACCACATATTGTAATAATTATATCCACCAACAACATCTGTCCATACAGTTTTTGCATTATTCAGTACAAATATTTTACCCTCTAATTCATTGCATGTTACAATCATTCCGGCATATCGCAAAGGATTAATAAGATAATCCTGCATTTCTGCTTTTGTTGCAAATATAATATCAGGGTCTAATGCTCCAGCGTACTGCCTTTTAAACTGATTGATGAACTGAATTTGCTGTGTCATAATTATGCGTCTGCTATTGTTACATTATAGGTGCGTGTGCCTGAATAAACCATATCGGGTATAAGTGAACAAACGTAGTAGGTTATTGCAGCGTAGCCATTTGCGCCCTCAACTTCTACCTCGGCCATTGTAAAACTATCGGCAATGTTTAAGCCCATGCCTTCTACATCAATTACAACAATGTATGAACCAATAGTTTTTGGATAAGCAAAGGTTACACGGCTATCGCCAGCCTCAATATTGATGGTAAATGTGGAACCACTTTGCGGATTGAGCAATGATGAATCTAAAGCTCTTACCATTGCGCTTGTAGATGCAGGTGCAGGGTTTGAATCAGCACCAAAAAATGCTGCCCTTACCCCTTCAATTGTTACATCGCTTTGTAGGCTTCCGGCTGCAAGTGGTGTGCTATAATTATCGCCAGCACTATTCGTAGGCTGTGCGCCAGCGTTATAATCTGCAAAAAACTCAAACAAATTTGCGCCTGTTGCTATTGCTACACCAGCTAAATCAAACCTTGTGGCTGTGCCTAAATCGGCTTCTGCGCCTGTAAGCCTGAATGTTTCGAGTGTGCCTGACCTGTAATCCTGAAAAGTGGCTGATTGCCATACGCCTGAAATAAGTTTACCTATAATACTGCCACGGCTAAAGCCAAACAGTACTTTAAAATCGAGTAGTGTACCAACTTCCTTCATAAGCGTTAACAATGTGTTATCGCCTCCTGGATTATAAGCCGTCGCAGTAAATAAAGGAACATACAGTGCCGGATTAAACACGTTACCGGCCAGTAATTGCTCAACAAATTGCTGCAATGTGGTTCCGGCTGGTACTGATTCACCCAAACTCATAGCAGCTACATTGTACTGTGATAGCACTTCATCGGTCATTACTGCTCCGTTAATTTCGTTAATGGTTACACCACCTGAAATTATTCCCTTTTGGTTTCCGAAACTCATAATGCAGTTATTATTTCTTTTACAACTTTTACTTTTTTGGTCACCCCTCCAACGAAAATAATATTGTAGGTATCGGTAAGTATAATTGATGTGCTTTCACGGCCACCAAATTTGTATGAAGAACCTTGCGGCAAATTAATTGGATTTGCTTGTCCAACTACATAAATATCAATTGCGGCAGTGCCTTCGTTAATGAACTCAACACAATTGCAGTTGCTTGTTATTGCAGCTACGGTATCGGCATTGTAAAACTCAATTACTGAGTTTGATTTGTGTGTTATTTTCATTTGATGTGCTTTAAATTTACGTTTGTAATTACGGTATTTGAATCGGAGGGTATTACACTTACAATTTCCGGCCTCTTTTGCCAAAAAAACAGTTTTTTTATCCCTTCACGTGGTTTTTTGCTGAGTGTAACGGTAAGATCAAGTTTGTGCAATAACTTTATGCTCCAGTAGTCGTTAATTTCAATACCAGAACACTGTATTGTTGGGCTGGTGTAACTAAAAACTTTTACAGGAACGGTATCGTTAATTGTAGAATCGGTTTCGTGTACCAGAAATTTTTTTGTGGTTTCTGTATTTATGTTTGTTACTTGGTTCACGGCTTTCAAATTTAATGTTTTGCTCAGTTTTTCAAATTCACCGGCAAACAGGGTTTTAAATTCATCCTTGGTAAAGGTTTGAGTTTGCTTCTGGTAAATGGCAATGTTGTTTTTATAGGTGCGTGTAACGCTATCCATTTCGGTTTTAAAATTGCCGGCAATGCGTGAATTGTCGTTTTGTAACTCAATGTTTTTGCGATATACAAAAACAGTCATTGCTATTGATAACAACAACAACAACACGAGGGAACTTGATATTTTGAATTGTGAAATCATTTGGTAAATTTTGAAACGGTGTAAATTTGTGCTTTCAATCTTCTCTTACGGTACACACCATCACCTTCACGGCTTCCGGCTTCGTTTGTGTTGCCCTCAACTGTAAAGGTATATTTGCCATCCGGCCAACTTTCAATGAATCCTACATGCGCTATGCGCTTTTTGCTCAAAAAATAAATGCCAAACACATCTGCGGTTTGTGGGGTCTGGCCTCTGCCTTGTTTCCAGATCACATTCGTTGTGAACCATGAGGATGACCATGCCGGGGCTTTCAATACAAAACTACTATCACACTGTTTTATGCAAGTGTACACAAATGCGGCACACCAAGCATCACCTTTGCGAACTCCGGCCATGTGCTGAAAGTATTCAACCATCGTTCCATCATTGCGGCCTGTGGCTTCACGTATGCCAACGTATTGCGTAAACTGTTCATGTACACAATTGCGTGTTAAACTGCCAGAAATGCCAGCAGAAACGCTAAGAAGTACAAGACAAACAGTGATAATGTAAGTTTTGATTTTTGCCATAAATCCAAGGGTTTAACTCCATTTGAAGATGTGAAATGATTCAGGTTTTTTTCAAAAAAATCATCAAAATAATTGTACACCTGCGGAAAGTTTATCTTCAGCATAAACCACGCAAAACCATTGAACAGGAACACTGCAATTAATGCAATTACAAGTTTTTGCAGAATTCCGGCATCGTAGCTTGCGGCTGTGGGGTCAATAAGCCTGAGCAGGTAAGGGGAGAACCAGAATAGCAGAATTGCCAGCGGTACGCTGATAAACTCATGCCATGTTAATAAGAATTTCCAGATTTTTGTCATAACGAAATACCTTGCAGTGGCACGTTAAATGAAGAACCTGTGACAACTGAATAATCGGCTGCATTAATGGTTGAATGGCCAAATACGGCTATTACAGCAGCCTGTGTTAATGTTCCGAACTTTCCGTCAACTGACAGTTTCGGATTAACCTTTGCGCTTTTATTGAGGTAGGTTTGCAGTTTTTTTACTGCATCGCTTTCGCAAGTGGTTCCGGTGTAACCTGAATACAGTTTCAGTGGCAGAAAGGCCGCTGTACCTGTGCTGGCACAATTCCCACCAACAGGGGGTTCTGTGGTATCGGGAGGGGTTGTTGTGTTGGCACTGTTGCCTTTCAGAATATAATACAATCCTATGGCTATTGCACTTGCAGGTACACCGTACATGAGTGCTTTTTTCCAGAATGTTTTCTTTTTTTGGGCAGTTTTGCCGCTAATTTTTTTCATAAGGTATATTTATTGCTATAAGGCTCAGTACACCGAGCAATGTAATAACATAAAATGGCCACATTTTGCGTGTTGTGGCTGGTGTTGTATTGTCAGGTTTTATTTCAACAATTGGTAAACTATACTCAGTTGGTTCAAGTGCAAAATTTACAATCACTGAGGGCAAATAGCTTTCAATAACGGTTTTTGTCAATGGTTTGTAACCCATCACCATTGCAGTAACATAAAAACCGCCTCCGGCCTCAAGGTTGTAATTTCCATTTGCATCACTTTGCGTTCCCCAATTGGCCAGCGTAATTTTTCCATCCTTGCCTGAGTAAAAAATGTTGGCAAATGGCAGCGGTTGGCCAGTGGCTTTATCGGTTATTTTGCCTGTCATATAGCCTCCCTGTTTAAAAAGTAGAACAAAAAGCCTGCACCAATTGCCAAAATACCAATTCCCATAAACAGGGTGTTCTTAAATTCGGTATTGAAGTACATTTCAGCCTCCCTGAAGCGTCTGGCAGTTAAAACAGGGCTTGGTATGCCCTGAGTTTTATTGTGCGCTAAAAACGCATCCCTGATAGCTGAATCGTTAGGATTAACCTTTGCAAGTTTTACAACATTGCTTTTTTTGAAATTTGGTTCGCCTAAATTGTAGCACAGGCTAACCAGTGCATCAAATTGATTTTGGCTAATATCCAAACCTTCATCATTTACTGCTTTCATTGCCCATGCGGTGTCCTGAGTAAACAAGGCATCGCACTGGCTTTGAGTTTTTGTAGTTCCGGCAGTTACACCATAATGGCCATAACACACAGAAAACCCGGCACCGTCTTTATAAGCGGTTAAGCGCAAACCTTCTTCTTGTTTGAGAAAGGTTGTGCCATAAGCGGATAAACTGTATGTTGTAGCCATTCTGTTAGGTATTTGATGGTTTACCTTTAGTAATATTCCCTTTCATGTCAGTCCAAATAGATTTGTTAAAAACATCAAGATGAATTTTTTTCATCCTGTTTTTAACCCATGTTCTGTAAGAACCTCTTGACCGTGAATCAATGTAATCAGCACCATGTAAAATTTGTTGCTTGAACATTTTTTCCATGTCCAATTTGAAAGATTGCTTAAGAGTTAAATCTTTTTTAGAAATTTCAGGTTTTTTAGGATATTACTTCACTTCTTTCCAGCCTTCTTTCACGCAGGTAGTCCATTTTTTGCGTGGGTTGGCTTTGTAAATGCGCTTGGCGGCAGCCATCGCTTTTTTCATCTTCGGGTTTCCTTTTTTAGTAGCCATGATTGTAAATTTTATAAGGGTTTATAAAATTAAATTGAAGTTCCTTGCAAACTATTGCACCGGCTGATACACCTGTTTGTATCGTTTTTGATTAACCCGGCTGGGTCAATCAGTACAGGGTCAATCAAATTTGGGTCAACCTGTGTACCATAGGGAGGTAAAGTATTACCATAGGGAGGGTAAGCCACATAAGGCTTGGTAGGTGGTGTTACCACTGTTGGCTTTTCTTCAACAATTGGTGGCGTGGCAGCACTGGCCTTGTTACGGCCAAAAAACCACCAAACAATTGCTGCACCAATGCCAACTTTTATAAGTGTGTTTGTTGCGCTCATCACATTGATTTGTTAAGTAAACCATTTACCGCTGCTCCATTGCCTTGTGGGTCAATTTTAGCAACTGTATTAATAATTTTTTGAGAAAGCGTTACACGTTTGCAGGTGTAGCTTCCATCAGCATTTTTTATTGAAGTATAGCCTTTTGGGCATGTTACCTTAACAGGTGTGGGAGGGAGTTCTGGTACGGTTGCGGCTGTTGCGGCTGCTGGGTCTGCATTCTGGCTTCGGGAATATAAATACAATCCCCCAACTGCTGCAACTCCAATACCGATTAATAACAAGGTTCCTATTTTCATTTTAGTATTTATTAAATTGAGAATCTATTTTGGTTTATTCCGTTCAACGCACCGGCATCAAACACGTATGGATTGTATGAACCATTTTGGTTAACATACACCGTGGGCGAAACAAATTGTATGGCACCTTTCCAGGCATATACTATTTGTTTTGTGCCATCGCTGCTATGCACAAGCAATTCACTGAACCACACATTATCAGTAAGGAACTGGTACCATGCGGCATCAAAGTAAAATTCAAGACCTGTGGCATTTCCAATTACTGTGTTGGCTGGCACTTCTTTTATTTGATTTGCAAAAAAATCAATTACAGGTGAATTTAAAATAACAGGATTTTTGCGAATCATTACAGGTTTTGTGGCAATTGCCAGCATTCCGGCATTGGTTGTAGGGGTTGTTGAAACAATAGTATTTCCGGGTGTGGTGCCTTTGGTCTGAAGGAGATCCATAAAGGTCTTATAATCGTCTGTGCTTAACTTGGTCGTAAGCACAGAAGTCAGGTTATCGCCTGTAAGATCAGCATAAAAATCAGATACAGCATTGTAATCTTTGATGCGGCTGGCAATGTCAAACAATGCCTTCTGGTCAATTGCAATACCGAACCATCCGGAATGTAATGCGTTCTCAATACCTGCTGCAAACCTTGCATTCTCATTGGTTTGCATTTTATCGTTGAGTAAATTCTGTCTGTATTTCCGGTACAGGTATTTACCACCGATATACACACCAAGGCCAATGCCAGCATAAATTCCGGCCTTTTTCAAACCGTCTATGGCATCGGGTTTTGCCTGTGTTTGTGCTGGTGCAGCAATTATGTACTGAGGTTGGTTCATCAGATGTATCTTAATGCGGTTTTTACAATTCCGGGATTTGCTTTTACCTTTTTTGCAAGCGTAATCAAATCAGATGATTGAATCTGGTTAAGCATCACATTTACGGCATCAACAATTTCACGTGCCTGAGCTTCGTCAACAGCCTTTATGTTTACTGAAATTTTGAATTCTCTCATAATGAACGGCTGCTTTTTAGTTGATCGGCAACAAGTTTAATGAATCCTTTTTCATTGTTGAAAATGCTTATCAGAAGCATAAATTCAGATAATTCAGCATCATTTAACCTGCTGATAAAATCTTTTATGGCCTGATATTGTGGTTCTCTTGCATCGCCTGTTTCAAGTACGGCCATGCCACCGTTTGCAGGCTGCTGGCCAGCATTGTTACCATTTAATAAATTACCAAGTCCGGTATTTTGAAAAAGCATACCTGCCAATGGGAGAATTTGTTTAAAAATTTCTCCAGGTGTTTGTTTTGCTTCTTCAATCTTTTTTTCAAGGGCTTCAATTTCGTTTTCAAGGGCTTCATTGCGGTCACGTTCATTTTCCAATTCACGTTCAAGTTTTGCCAAATCATTGGTCAACTCTGAAATTTGTGATTTTTGCGCTAATTCTTCCCTGATTTTTGCTTCAATTTCGCCAAGGTTTTCAATACCTTTAAGGGTATTTGTTGCCATTTTTGCTGCATGGGTTTCTGCTGCAACAAAATCATATCCCCTTTCAGGAATATTTTCTTCTTCAGCAAAAAGATTGATTTTATGTGAAACTGTGCGTTTAGCACTTGGTGTTAAACCATCCCATTCTTCATAATGAATGAATGTTGGAATTGGTTTCATGTCAAGTATTTTTGCAATACCTTTATCGTAATCATCAACTGTTGAACCTTTGTAAAGGGTATAAATCAATTTGTGATCTTCCGGATACTTGTATCCGATTTGAATTGAATATTTTTGATCGTTCGGTTTAAATCTTTTTCGGCCTCGTTGAAGTTCAATTACACGCTGCCTGAAGCTATCTATTTTTGCCTGTGCTTGTTCTAACATCTTACATACATTTACTTACTGCAATGAATAGGTACTATTTTTATAAACTCAACATAGAGTTTGTTTGCTGTGTCATTATTTCTCACGCTCACAATGCCTTTAAAAAGTTGATGTTTGTGAAAAACAGAGTTCTGTGTTGCTGCATTTAATACCAGTGCGGCATCAGTGCTTTTGATAAAGCCATTTGCCACGGAACTATCAGTATAATAATTTCCGATCAACAGAAAATCATTGGCTTCACCGGTTTTTTCGTTTGATGAGGCTGTAACTTCTAATACATAACTTTCAATATCGTATTTTTCAATACCATATTCTGTCATTTTCTGTTTTATGAAATCTAATAAATTAAGTACCAACATAGTGTTTAGGTATTATCTGTTTCAAAATGAATATAAACTGTGTAGGGGTATGCTGAAGCATTGCCTAAATCCTGCACATAGCCTGTGGCATAAAGTGGCATAACATCGCATTGCGGGTCAAATGCTTTTGGCATCCGGCTTTCTTTGCCGCCTTTGTTATATACCAATTTTGTAAATGTGGCATCTTTGCCGTTGTTCAAGCCAAATCCTACCATTGCCAGAGCTTTTGTAGCATTTGTGGCACTGCACCCTACGGCCAATCCTGTGCATTTTATTGCATCACCAGGCAGTTTGTGGCTTATTTGTACAATGCTTCCGCTTGCCGGTATTGTAATGCTTTTGGTTGAGTAGGTTCTCATGCTCAGGTTAATTAGAGGTGTCGCAAAGCAGGTAAATATTTACGTTTGAACCAACGGCACCAGTGGTCAGGGTTCCTGATACTTTTTTCTGGTTTACTTCAATGGGTTCTTCAAGATACCAGAACCTTTTGTTCGGTTCAACGCCATTGCCACATGCCAATCGGCTAACTTCAAAACCTGATTGAAAAATTTCAACGCCATCAATCAAAAGATTGAGTGTTGCACCCGGAATAGCAGTTTCATCTTCAACTTCAAGGCCAATTGCCTTAATATTTTTATGCCTTACATCGGTATTCTGAGTAAAAGGATAGGCTGTGGCTGGTGTTGCGGCAGCAATTGTTATTATTTCGTGTTCAATCTTTTTCATTGTGTGTTTTTGCATTAAAATTTTGGAAAAAAGCAAGCCGTTTCCGGCTTGCTTTAATTTTTGATGGACAGATTACATGTTGTTCACATTCTCCACACCGTGAAGAATGATTTTGATATTGTCGTTAGATGCGGTAGTAACGCAAAAATCGAGAACAACGCTGATCGACTGCTGAGGGAATAAGAACTTAGGTTTCGGCAATTCAAAAATACCGGCACCAGCCTGAACTTTGTTCATGGTATAAGTAACTGCTGTTCCTGCGGCTGCATTGGTATCTCCGGTTGCTACTTCGCTGTACTGCTCAATGTTGTCAAACATACGGCACGAAGACTGCGGCACAATTGGGCGGTCATTCTGTTTCATCTCGAATGTTCCGTCCAGAATGGCATCAGATAAACGGCCAAATGCGGTTGCATTCAGAGTGGCATTGTTGCCAAAAAGCAACTGAATATGCGTCAGACAGAAAACTTTATCGGCTTCCAGTTTAGCATTGGCCACGTTGGTCATTTTTGAAGTGCTGAGGGTAGCAATGGAATCATCGCTTTTGAAAAGATCGCGGAACGAAGTGGCTGCGCCAACTGCTTTGGTTGCAAAATATGAACGATACTGAAGCTGCTGGGCTTTTGAAGGTCCGTAAATTGATTCAACGATTGAGGCATACTTACCGGCATCAACGGTACGCAGGTAATCCTGATTTGCGTCGAAATGGTCGACGCCTTTTTGATAATTTAACATGTGTTGTGGTTTTTTGGGGATAAATAATTATTTATTTCTTCAAGGTGTTTTTCAGGTCTTTAAGGTGTGTTTAGATGGAATAATTTTGCATTGGATCGCCTAATCCTAACATGCTATTCATCGGGTATCGGGGTGTTGCGGGTGCAAGTAGCCCAAGATTGGCTCCTGACATGCCTGGTGCCAGTGCGCCAAGCACATTGAAGTTGAGTGCCTCTTTAGCTATTACTACGCCTCCATATGCTGCTATACCGTATCCAAGGTAGGTACCGAAGTCACCTTGCCAGAATTGCTTCAGAGCAAGGCCACCGGCCAGAATAGCTGCTGGTTTAACGATTGAAACTGCTGTTGCACCGAGTCCTGATACCGGGACTACTGTTTGTGCTGTACCTTCAATGAGGTCATGCACGAATTTACCAATGAAGATACCAACCAGCAAAAGCAGGGGTTTCAGTGCATCGGTCATCATAGTGTTCAAAGAAAAGCCGCTTCGTGTAGTTGTTGCCTTTCTCCTCTTTCCGCCAGTCTTACGTGCGGGTCTTTCAGTTGTTGCCATGTGTTGTGGTTTTTGGGATTAAAAAAAATTGAGGTTATTTGAGGGTTTTGTGTTTCAGTTTTTGTGAAACTTTCTTTTGATCTGAATTAGGTTTGCCCGAAGGCCAGAAAATTACTACAAGTGCTGTTACGGCCATTCCACCTATAAGCACCCAGCCCAATGTTCCCATTCCGGCTGTTGTGGTAGCTGCTGCGCCTGCGTTTGGGGCTGCTGTAATTACAGGGTTTTCATTTGGAAGGGGTGTTGGTGCTGGTGGTTTATACGAAGCATTTGCATCGTCTTCCCATTTTTTGATGATGGGATATTTTTTATAATACTCTAACCATTTTGCTTCTGCTGTTTGATTTGCATAAGTTATAATTGTATTTGAAAACCATCCATCATTGTTTTTTTGATCCTTATTGAAATAGTTGGGTTTATGTTTGAGATTATAATACAATCCGACAGAACCATACACTGTGCGAGGGGTATTATTACCCTGATACCAAAACCATTCAGTTTTATCGGAAGCATTTGAGACTTTTCCCATAAATCCTCCTGCATACATTTTTACCCAAATAGCTTCTTTAAACTTTTCGATTGAAGCAATTGCAACAGGGTTAGCACCATTATAAACAAATCCGGGTGCGGGGTTTGTTGCCATAACTTCATTCAATGCAGTATCAAATTTTAATTTGCGAAGGTCATGAGGGGCTGAAATAAAAGGGTTCATATAATTATAATTTGTTATTGTTATAAGCCCAAATTGTATCTAATTTGGCCTGCATTTCGGGGGTGCGGCCAGCATCACTTGCCTTTTTTACATTTGCAGATGTGGTTAACACATACACAAAATTCCGGCTAAGTGCCGGTATAGCTTTAGCAAGATCATCAAAATTTGCAAGTGTTGCTGTGCCACGTGCAGGCAATAATGGTGTTTGTGAACCATCATTACTTTTATTAGTAAACATTAAATATCCTGCTACCAATACAGCAATGCCAATACCGCCAGACAGCAAATATTTAGTTTTAGATGATGTTTTATTATCCATTGTTACGGTTTTTAAGTTTCCAAATTAATGTGCCAATTGCTGTTACGGCCATTCCTCCAATCAGTACCCATCCTAATGTTCCCATTCCGGCTGTGGTAGGATTATTGCCGCCAGTGGCTGATGAAGTACATTTCCGGGCATTGCCTGCTGCATCTTTGCTGCGGTCATCCCATTTTATGTTGTAACTGTTTTCAAGGCTTTTACTCCATGTAGTATTTTGATACCACCAGTTAGTTGCAAATGTATCAGGGTCAGAGTTTTTAAAGTCATTGGCCAGTGCAGGTTTCATAATTTCACGCCATACCTGATGGGGTGAGGCTTCGCACGGGTAATTTCCGTTAAATGCTTCCCTAATTGCATCGTGCAAATATTTTTTCTTTTCTTCAGTACTCCATGAAAAAAATGCACCGTGAGTTTTCGGACCAATCATTTTTAATACAATTGGTGCAACCATTGTCGCTATCGGAAGAATTGCTACTACCCATCCTAAATTCTGACAATCCTGACAGGCAGTAAGAAAACAGGCAGCGATTATATCATCGGCAGTACCTTTGCCAGCCTGAAAACTGCGAATGGTTTGAAACAACTTAAATTTAGGGTAATTTGCGGCTTCAACTGAAGCTACATATGCAATTGATTCGGGCGAAGCATTGTTTTGTATCACATAATCGAGCATTTTAAGTGCATCAATTTTTGCAATGGGTTTTTTTATAACTTCTCCGGCCATGATGCGGCTTTGCACCATTTTAAAGAAATTAAGCATACCTGTTTGTGAACAAAAATCTATTGCGCTCATGCCTTTGCTTTTTTAGGTGAACTATTTGCGAAATACAAAATACCACCACCAACCAGCACAAGGCCACCAATAAGCAGCCATGTTGTTGTTCCGATTGATGAAGATGCAGGGGTGTTGTTCTGTTGTGTATTTGGTACAGGGGGTACAGTGGTTGTGGTAGGTGTAGTGGTGGCATTGCCGGGTGCGAACAAATTATAAAGTTGCTGTACGGTACTTATGTTTTGTGGGTCTTGCAGCCATGTCCAACCCTGATTAAACCAACTGGTTGAAGTGGTTGTGTTCTGCAATTCTTTTTCAAGAGTGGCCAGTTCTGTGGCCTGATCTTTAACCGTGTTCTGATACAGTTCTTCGGCCAAATCGTCTATCCAATCGCCTACTTGACCAACTCCCTTGCTCTGGCTTGCAATTTTACGTGCATATGCACGTAGAATATCGGTATCAGTCTGATACAGGGGAGGGTTTAATTTAAGCAAATGGGCCAGCCTTGTAAACAACCTGAATTTTGGGGTGCGAAGTTGTTCGACTTGGCTTAACTGAAGCAAAATTTTATTGCGAAGCGTGGGATTGTTCCAGTTCGTTAGCACATTGTCAATATACTTGAGTGCTGTTTCAGACTGTATCAATCCTGATTCATTTATCAGTGAACTTTTTGCTTTGATCGCTTCTTTCAGTTTTACCAAAAATTGATAAACTGCTTCGGGTGTAACATCAGCAGCACCAAGGCCGCCCAAATATTGTATTTGCATACCTTCTGAATTGAATGTGTTTTGCACCTTAAACGGATGCTCATAGTTAAAATCAGAAATTACACCATCAAGGGTGTAGTAAGTTTTTGAATCTTCGGGGTTCAGTGTGTTGCCTGACTTGGGAACCACCAGATATACATGCTGAAAATCATCATTTTTGATTTTCACAATGCGAATAAAGTATGGAATACCAAGATTATACAGTATTGAACCTGAAAATATGGCCATATCATCACAATCAACACCTACATTGTAGGTTTTTTTGTCATGCTCTTTATTCCCGACATGCCAGGTACGTGCTGGCCGTCTGAGTTTTTCACCTGCCTCGGTATCGTATTGCAGGTAATTGACCATGAACGAATGAATGTTTTGAAGCGTTTGCTCACGTGTGGGAGCTTTGAGTTCTTTGGCAATTTTAACCGTATCGCCAGCATCTTTTTTAATGATCTGACACATAAGTTTGACGGTATCATACACATCACCATTTTTTAAAACTCTGTCATTGGAATATACTTCTGATTCAGACGGAAACAAACCATCAAATCTGGCTCCGTTGAGAATCTTGCGTTTTCCGATTGATAGTCCTAAACTCATAGTGTTACGGTATCAGTGTATTGTGGCATTGGGATGCCATTTGCCTTGTAATCAACTTTTAGGTTTATATCTTTACCAAAAGCCAATCCAGCCATAAGACGTGATATTCCTTCGGCTGATAATGAATTGATAATATCCTGAATGTTGATTAAAAACGTGAGGGGGATGGTGGTGTTTTGCTGTGACCGTATTAAAACATTGGGTGAATAGCTGCCTGAAACAATTGGCAATAATGTTACTTTGTCATACCCGGTCAATAAAATATCAGAAACAGTAATTTCGGTTTGCGTTGGGTTCGTAATAACTACCGGAAGTGTTAACTGAAGTTTTCCGAATACTCCACCAATAATTTTGTAGCTGGTAGGGTTTCCAATTGTCACATTTACCTTTTGGATAAAATTGTAAAGCGACCTTACCCTGATTCCAACCAGGATTAAGGCCGCTACAATTCCACCTAAAACAATTTTATTCGACATGAAAAACACCTTTATTGAACTGCAAAGATATAGGCATATAATTTTTTAGTCAATACATTGGAGTTCAAATTAGTTCAAATTAGCGCAAATGAGCGTAAACAGGTAATTGCTTTATAATTAAATAGTGACGTTTGTATCTTTTTTTAACTTAACTACACAAAAAAAGGCCATACAATTGCTTGTATGGCCTTAAAAACTAAAATTGAACTTAGATTTTTGTGTTTTTTATAAAATTTTCTAACATTCCTGATAGCATTTCAACATCACCATGCTTTTCTTTTGGAATTTTCTTCTTCACCGAGCCAGTTGCATTGTGTAAATGTTCAATTATGGCTGGCTTGGCAAAGTCTATGGCAAAATTGGCTGCAATCTTTACCAAAGGGTTATTTAAAAAGTTTGAAAGGGGTGGTGGTGGTGCCGGTGGATTTGTAATTAACTCTTTAAGGGTTTCATACTCTTGCATCATTTCCTGAAATCGAATTTTATATTTTTCGGCTTCATCGGGGTCAGGGTGTTTGTCAGGATGGCAAATTTTGGCCATTTCCTTGCGTTGTTTATCAAGATCATCAATTGTGATGCCCTGATACAGTATAAAAAATTTTGGAGGCATACAGTGCGTTTATTTGCGGTTTGTGGTAAAAGTTATTCCAAAGTATTTTTGCAGAATTATGAGTTCTTTATGATTCCAGGTTCTTCGGTTTGGTTCCCATGTTTGTGTGGCATAAAGTTCATTGAGAAGATCAGTATTTTGATAAATTTTTCTGTAAACTGAGTATGTTGTAGCAAATCCGCATAACTGCGCAAACTGTTTTTTACCCATGGAGTTTGGAACAAATTCATTCATGTTACCTCCGGCTTTTGCATGTTGGGTTGAAAGCGATAAAATTGAACATTTGTCGCATACGGTCAAAAGCTCTTTCACCGTAAAATGTGTTCATTTGTTCGGTATTAAGGTTTGATGTCATGTGCGTAAGGTTGCCTTTTAACTGGTTGTTATAGCGTTTTTTAATAATATCAGCCATAACATTGCTTGAGTTTGCATAGTTCTTACGCATTGTGTTGGTTTCCATTTCTGCGCCCAGATCATCAAACATGTATCCGTAAATGGTGTGGCCAAAATAATTCTTTGATCGTTCATTCACGTGACTGTATTTTGCCAGAATTTCAGCACCGTCTTTTTCATACCGGTCTGCAATGTCTTCAATGCTCAACAGTGTGTAACTCTGCAATGGATTGTCTTTAAACAAACGGAACAGGTTTGTTTTTCCAACTCCAACAGGTCCCAACAGCATAATTCCTTTTGAAAGCGAGTATTTGGGGTTCAGGGTTTCAAATACAGGATCAGCATTGAAGTACATGGACAGTGTATTGAAAACACTAAAATTATCAGTATCAATCACTGTGTCATATCCCAGCAATTGTTTGCTTCTTGCCAGAATAGCTGCTTTAAATTCATCGGTAGTAAACTTGCGCACAGGCTTATCAGAACGAATTTGGTCAAAGTAGTTGGCCGTGGCTATATCTCCGGCCTTTTTCATCCGGCCTTTGCGCATGGCTTCTTTTTGTTCATCGGCTGAAAGGGTTATAAACTCAATCTTTGTGCCGTGTAAATCGTTTTCAAACCGTTTTCTGAGCTTGGCTTCATAAATGGCCAGTTCTATTTCTTCAGCACAAAGATCAATATCCAGATATTGTTCCGGCTGCAAATTTTTACTAAAGGTTTTCAAGTCCGTAGCCGTTTGCAGGAGCATGGCCGGTGATTGGAATTCTGGTTCTTTTTTCATTTGTGGTGGTTTTTGAGGTATGGAATAATCTTGCCCAGCTACTAAAATGCTGAACTGTATCTTTGAATGTTCTGTTTGTGTTCTCTTCGTCTTCCATTTTTGCAAAGAAAAACTGAAGATATTGTTTGCCCAACTCAACCGGGATTGATTCACGGCTTTGCAAATTTGTAAAAAGCGATTCTTTTTCGGTCATGGCTTTTTTTATCTGTTCCCATGTAATTTTATCAGATGGTGGTACCGGGGCATTGGGTTCAGGTAATAATTTTTGCGCAAAAATTTCACGCAATTTTTTTCGCAAAATTTTACATTCAGGAAATTGTAATTCAAACTCTGCAAGTTTTTCTTCGTAAAATTCTAAAACTGTAAAATCGTAAGGTGGCGTGGCGAGGGCTTTTTCAACCTGAGCGCAAAAATTTGAAATTTTTGCGTTTCTTTTCTTTTCTTCCTTTTCTTCCTTTTCTTCCTTTTCTTCCTTTTCTTTATGTACCGTTAAAAGGTCATTAATGTTACATTTATAATCATTTAGTTGTATTTCTGTATCATTATCATTAACAAAAATAACTTTTGAACCTAAATTACTCAGCGAAATAAGCCGATATTTTTCTTTTATCTCATTGCGATCACGCCTTTCTGTAATTTTAAAATACCTTTTCTGTATTCCATTGCTGGTTAATATGTTATGTTTTTCATACATTTCTTTATTTAAAAGATCAGTTTCAAACAGTGTAATTAATACCTGTTGAATTGTATATATGTCAACATGTATTTTATTAGCAAATCTTTTTTGTTGCATTAATGACCAATCAATATAATAACTGTTTGCATAAATTGACATTAATAATTTAGTCCACACGTACCAGCCGGTAACAGGGTGTTCTGCTTCTAAAAATTCAATTTTGTCATCTTGACTGATTTCGATTGGTACATAGTCTAAGCCTTGTTTATAGTTGCGTCCCATAGTTGTATTGAGTTAAACGGTTGACAATCATTAATAACATCAGAAAAAATGCGGTTGAGCATTTTAGCTGATACCTTATATTTTGTTGCATGCACTGCATACAATGAGAAAGGCAACTTTTTGTGCTGCCGGGTTCAGGTTTGCGTGTTTTACGGCAAATGTTGCATACGATACGGAGGGCATTTTTATGGTTCATGGTTACAGGTTTTGTGCTGCTTCGGCAACTATTTTCTTTACTGGATGCTTGCGGTTCATGTGCATATTAATGCACCTGTTGGCCTCAAATCGTGTAACTGCATCTTGTACCTCATTCAGCCATTTATCGGTTATGTTGTAGCTTATATCGTTGGCATAGCGCAGCAATGTTACCGAACTAACCAGATTAGGCCACAACTGATCACGTGGTATGTTCAGTTTGAACATGGCTGATAACTGATCGGCTGGCATAATGTAATAGCATGAAACAAGTATTGGTCCGCTTGACTTGCTTTGGTAAATTTCTTTACCGTATCTTACATTAATGCCTTTTTTGTGAATGAGGTCTAAAACCCTTCGGGGTAAAGAACTGTTGCCAATTTCAAGGATTTTGGGAGATTCAGTTGTGTTAATGTGCTTACCGGCAAGCAGCCAGTGCATCAGTTTTCGGGTTTGGCCTACTTTATCTTCGGCCACTTCAGTTTGTGCATTCATGTGTAGTGAGTTTTGGGGTGATTAAAAGTTTAAATATTGTTCTTAAAAGGGTTAAGTAATTCAGCAACATCTTTTTTTATGTCAAGGTATCAGCTAAAATGCTCAACCGCATTTTTAGTGTATTTAGTTTAGCGATACCGTTATCGGCAACCTTAGTCCGCAACATTACCGACAATTTCAAAGTCATTAATTTGGTCTTGAAAAAAGAAATTCCCATCACATCTATGGCATGATATATATTGTTCTTTTGTTTCGACTTCAATTCCAGCAAATTCAAATCCATTACACTCGTCACACCATGCAATGCAATTTCCATCAGCATCATAATCGCCTTCAAAAATCTTTTTACCGTTTTTATCCTTTTGGTTTATAAATTGGCTTAATGAATTTGGAACAACGCCAATCCATTTATTTTCGTCAATTTCCATAAACACATCGTCTTTTTTGCGTTTAATCGTACCTTTTGCAATGGTCATGCTTTCGACCCATTCACCAGTATTAGCTGATTTCCCTTTAAATAATATTTCTCTTTTCATTTATTTGATATTTAATAATTTAATAATAAAAGGCAGCCGATAACACGCAATATAAAAAATTGGCTATCAAACTGCTGTGGTAAACTGAAAGTGACTGCAAAGCCAACTTTTCATATTGCCAACGTTAGCAACAAGCACTACCGATTGGCAGCATTTTAGGCAAATTGTAAGGTTTTAATAAAAAGAATATGGTGTATTCAGTGGCTTGTACGGCTAACTGATCGAGTAAGATTTTTCTGTACAATTGTACAGAGGTTGTTAAAACAACTTTATTCAGCATTACAGGTGTTGTATCTGATTGGTTGTTATTTATTAACAGGTAGTGAATTATGAGTGTGTACATTTTTCGTAATCAATAATGGTAAGTGCTATTTGCTCAAAAATTTGCGGCACTATTTCGCATTGAAAAATAATTTTCCAATCAAAAAGTTCTGCGAAAATATCGGGACCACCAATGCCTGTAAACAGGCTGGCATAGTTCATAATTACACAATCAGAAATGTTTGTGCATTGTGAGCAAAACCAGCAGGTATCCAGCCAAAAACATCAATTTTTAGTGATAGCAGGTATATAAATTGTTTGGGATTGCAACAATCAATTGTGAAGAAGCCAGCCCAAGTGCCAATGTTCTGAGTTTTGTACTTATACCGAAATCCGGTTGTACCAATGTATTCAATTAGTTCTACATTCCTGTTGGTAACAGGACTTGCTAACTGAATGAGTTTTTCAATTTCGGGTTTTAAAAGCTCAGTTATGGGGTTCAGTATTGGTACAATGGTGGCTTCACCAAGTTCCATAAGCCTGATGGCATTGAAAGTAATTGGATAAACTTTGCGGCCAGCCGTTTTGTGCGTTATCTCTGCCGGGCAATCAAGATAGCACGATAATGTTTTGTTATTTACCGGTACCATTGCCTTATAGTTTTACAGGATAATTGTAAATCATTGAGGGCATAAGTATGGCTACCTGTTCGGTAATGGTATGTTCCATATCAGTAACTATTACTGCTTTTGTGCAACTACTGAAATTGAAAACCAAATGATTTGAATACAGCATTACCTTTAATAAGGTTCTGATAAGTGCAGGTGCAATACCTATCTGATTATAATTATTAACTGACTGGTTGTTGAAATTGCTGATTGAACCTGTAATTATTTCATCAATTTTGCTGAAGAGGCTAACCTGTGCGCCTGAAATTAAATCGCCTGTAATATCATCAACGGCATAAGGAAATTTTACTTTGCCAAAGGGTGTAAAGGCCAAGATGTGATCGGGTTCAAATATGCAATTGTATTTGAGCAATTGCACCATAATGCCACGATGGATAAATTTACCGTCAAGGCTTCCTTCATCAAGGTTATGAATGCTTAATTTTTGCCGGATTAAAATTTTTGCATCGGTGGCATACAAGAATCCGTTTTTAAAGGCCACAAGTTCCATTGCTGGCCTTAATTCATCGGTACCACAGGCTAAATGTACCGGAGTTGTGAATGTGTTTAATTTTTGTTTCATGTGGTGAGTTTTAGGGTAATTAGAGTTTTATTTTTTTGGTTTTCCCTGTTTTTTAGGTTTAGGGTATTTTTCAGGCTGGTACCTGTTATCTTTATACGTTTTTCCCATGATTTTGAAAAACTTTGCTCATTTTTTTAACAAATTTTCGTTTAGCATTTTCTGCATTGAGGGCACTTTCATAATGAAAGTATGGTTTGATTAGAACCTTGCGTGTTGTGCTGATATTTTTGTTTTGTGCATCAACAAAATTTACGGCCACCTTTTCAAACTCAGCCGGTGTACACTCAAGTGTTTTTACATTAATTTGAAACAGTGTATGCCCACGGTGAGGGCTAATTGTACCGATGTGAACCTGTTGCTTTTCAATTTGCTTATTGGCATGAACTTCGGTAGCATCAGCATCAATTTTCTGAATTTCTTTCATCGCATTAAGAAGTTAAGAAGTTTGCTGAAGAAGGATAATTTCTGCTTTCCGCACTCAGTTGTAATAACTGCATACTTTTGGTCTGGCTTAGGTAAGCGGGGCAGTTGCTTCCATACCCTGAACGGAATATTTTTGCACAGTCCGGCAAATACTACATCACGCTTGGTTTTGTACAACTCAATGTCATGTTGTGTTAGTGAGGTGTAATAAGATGGGATAAGTTGTTTCATTTTAAATGAATTTTAATGGCAAAAAAGCAAACAACCCCATATAATGCTATTAATAAAATGTCTAACAGCACTTTGTATATTTTTTTGGTATCAGATGTAATGTACCATAAATTAAATATAACTGCTACAAAACAACCAATTATAAGTATGGTTAAAAATATGAGTGGTGACATAATTAGGTATTTAAAAGCAAGGGGTGTTATCCCCTTGCTTGTGCCTGGTGAATGTGGAGTTACTTTTCGGGATTTTCTTCGGGAGTTTCAGCCGGAGCTTTCACTGGTTCTTCAGCGTGTTCCGGTTTGATGAATGAATTAATAAGTTCGATCAATGAATCAATTACGATTTCCGGCATTCGTAGTGCAACTCCATCGAAGTTCTTTCTTTCTTTCTTTTCGGTGTTTTCGCCCTGAAAAATTTTATCAAGGTTGATTTTTGATCGCAGGTTTGCAACCTTTTTTCCGTCTTTTGTTACAATAACGGCTTTAATTTTTAAATACATTGTGGTGGTTTTAGGGTAAATAATTAAGTTTTGAAAAAACAGGGTGTTACTGTGCTTCGCACCCTGTTAGTCGGGTTTATGCAGCTAAGCTACACTCCCTGTTGAATTGAATTGATTTGCCATTTGGCTTGTAAGAATTAGGTTTTCCTGAAAAAATAACGTTCAGCACAACCTGTATCGGAACAATTATAATCTATCTTTAATGCCCTGTGGGGCTTACTAATCTAAAAAAACCAGACATGCCTCCCGGTTAGTCTGGTAAAACAATAATTAAACAAAACTTGAATCACTAATTTCACTTTCACTAACGATTTCTTCTATCATTTGCTGTGTTAGCAAAGATTGCTGGAGTTGAGCCTTAACGTTTTCAACGTGTGCCAGCAACACGTTTTTATTTATTTGGCAGTTGATTAGCCTTTGTTTTGCATCAAAGGTGATGCGGATAAGGCCATTGCGTGTATCGTTCTCAATGTAGCCAAATGAGGCAATCCATTGCGTTAATTGTGCCAGATCGGGGTAAGAAGATTCAGGCACATGAGCCGTGAATAGTTTCTCAAATTCAGTTGGTTTGTGCCACGTGGGCAATGCTTTTGCGACAAGATCACAAATTTCTCGTAGTTCGGCATTCTGTTTTGTTAGTTCATGCTTCATCATAGGTGGTGAATTTTTGGGGTGTGTTACAAAATATTTTTCTTGTGATTGCATTGAAGGCACAGACCTTTATCAGCCAAATACTGAATTTCACTTACGTGCTGGCCGCAAACTTCACATTCGTATAAGGTTTGAGCTTTGGACATTGCATTTAGCAGCCTATCGAATGACCAAATAACCAGCAGCCCTAAAGTTACGCCAATGGCCATTGCTGGTTCAGTAAAAATCCACACACCTGCGATAATGAGTGTAGATATGATTCTTAGGATTTTTTGATGTTTTGACATTTTGTGGTTTTAAGGGGGTTTAAAATTGTTTTGGGGTGTGATTCGGCAAAGGTTATCAAATCTGAATGTTTGATAATTACTTCTTTGCCAGGTTTGTATGCCTTTAGGGTTCCTTTCTTTATGTTTCTATCAATGTGCCTCATACTCACGTGAATAAGGTTAGCTGCTTCATGTTTTGTTAAGTATATTGTACTCATTGTATAGAAAAATGTATAAATAGTATCTTTTATTTGCTATTTAGGTATGTTTTTTGTATATTTGCCCGCTGAAATCCCTCCCTGTGGTGAATCCTTATAGGTTCGTTGTGGTGACATTCCTGGGGTAGATTCACGCAGGGGGGTTTCTTCAAGGAGGTCTGTTATGACAGTATCTATACCAATACTTTTCAAATACTCAACCACTATCCCTGCATTTCGCAGGGTTATATCGCTTGTCCCTTTTCGGTATTTATCAAAGGTTCCTCTTGTAACATTCAACAGAGAAGGCAATGCCTTCATTGCTTTGCGGTACCTTGTTACATCAAGGTTATTTAATACATTATTAAGTTTTGCCATGTGGTGTACACTAAAATATCAGCAAATGTACACTTAAAAACATTACTTTGTACACTTTATTATCTAATTTCTGTTAAAATTTGTTAAATTATAAAAAAATTTATTTATATGTCGATAAATCAACGAATTAAAAAAATGAGAGAAGAATTAGGTATGAGTCAAAATGAGTTTGGTGAAAAAATTGGAGTAACGAGGCAAATGGTAGGTCGGTATGAAACTGACTTTCACGAAATACCAGCCAAGGTTATTATTAAGATTATCAATAATTTTCCGCATATAAACAGCAATTGGATAACCAATGGTATGGGGGAAATGATAATTAATAACAACAAAAAAGCCATTAACAAGGGTAATGGCTACATTATACAATCAGATGATTCGATGGTAAACGAATCGCCACTGATTAAACTCGATTCAGCAAGAAAGGAGATAGAATTGCTGAACCGGAGTTATTTTTAATGTTCTGGATTGTTCAGTTTGATCGTACACATAGCCATAATGTGTGCAGATGCCGCTTTTTTTGTTCCGTGGCTGGTATGATGGGCATTGCTTGCCGCATGATTCACTTGCTTCGGCCACGGTATAAAATTCACGGCACCAGAAATAACCTGACCCACGTTCAATTTTTGCCTCAAATACCGTTAGTTCGGTAAGGCCATTTTCACTCATGAATTCTTTATGCCAGGAAATTGGGTGGCAGTATTCGTGATTTAACTGAAAATAGAGTTTAGGCATTGGTTTTAAAATTATAACGTTCAAATCCTTTGGGTTCTACGTTGCATATTGCACCCTCTTTCTCAGTAAGGGGTTCATTAACTTCAAGATTTATGCAATCAGACAATGCACCAATTGTTTGTGGCCACCCGGCTGCACATACTCTATTGCTTTTTACATCAATACCAAGTAAATACCAATCCTCGTTAGTGGGAACATGGTGTACAAAATAGCTGTAACCTGACTTAATTTCACTCATTTTTTAAACAGTATTTTGTACCAGCGAATAAAGAACTTTTCAAGGTTTGTTTTTACACGGGTTATTTTTACTTCTTTCAGTAAAAAATCTCTTTCGTGGTACCGCTGGCCTCTGAAGGGGTGCATTTGTGGCAGGGTAAATTCATTTGGCGGCATTTTACATACTCCCTGTTGCCTATCTTAAATGTGTACAAATAGGTATAGGTAGTTTTTACGCCTTTCAATGGGGTTACTAAGTATTTCATATAAATTTAATTCTTGTGTGTAAAAAGAAAAAATCACATTGTGCCAATGTGTAATAGCCACGCATGGGCTTCAGAACAACTATTTCACGCTGGCTTACTGCCGCTCGATAATCAGCATGTGCAATTTCAATTGCTACAACCCGGCCAAAGGCAATACCGTTAGTGTTATACACCTTAACGATATTGCCCGGTTTTGGAGTTTTTATAAATCTGATAACTTCTTCGTCCATTAATTTACTTCTGAAGGTGCTGGTGGTGGTAACTCTGGTAAATTTTTCAGCAATTTAACGTACCAAACGTTTTCAATGTCAAAGTCCGTTATTTCGGTTAATTCGGACTGAGATTTTATGAAACCCCACCACGATTCGCAGCCGTAAATTACTTTGTTAAGATCAGGAACAAAAATGGCTGGATTGTAATGTGCCCAGGTACATTCAATTTTTTCATCGGTAATTTTAACCTGACTTGAAAGAGCCACTTCACCGATCAAAAATCCAAAGAAAGTTTTGCCTTTATATTCATCGGCAACCGGACGAATTTTTACAAACATCTGGTTTCCGTAAAGTGAAGGTTTTACTGCACTGTCTGATGGGTGGGCAATTTCTTTAATTGTAGCCAATTTCAGGTTGAAGTGTAACCGTTTAACCGTATTGTTTAATTCTGCCAGCGTTTTTTCAGCATCGTCTTCGCTCCATAAGTGCTTAAACGTACTGAACTCTTTTGTGGCTTCAAAGGCTTTATGCAAATCACGTAAGATTTGATCTTTAATTGACAACTCATTGTAAGGGGTGTTTTCTGACATATTTATAATGTATTAGGGTGAAATAACGTTTGAATTATGCTATTGTACAAGGCTTTGCGTATAGCATTTGGTGATAATGCCATAATTATAAGCATTACCGGAACACTTATAAATGCTGCACTCCATGCACAGTAATGAGTAATACACTGTTTGGCAGTCATGTAATTTGTGTCGATTGTAGTCCACACAATCAGGCAGAAACCTGTGGATATAAAGTAAATTGTTGATATAAAAGTGTGCATTTAGTAACTTTAAAGTGTGCAAATGTACATTTTTAGATACTCATTTGCAAATAATTTAACATATTTTAACATTTATTTGCAAATAAGAATTTTTTACAATTTGTTAAGATACTTTATTTCAGAACTTTAACCAATTCCAGCATTTTTATTTTCTACATGTGTTGCAATTACTTGCGTGGTATATTATCTTTGCTTCATAATTAACACGGTGAGCCGGATACCAAAACGAATCTCAAAGGCATGAGTAAACAGAATGAAAATAAACTTTAGAATTGAAAACCAGGAGGTTACACCCTCTGGTAATTGGAACACAGCATCAATGTTTTTTCCTGAAGTAGATGTAAATCAGGAAACTGGCGAAGTAAAAATTGTATCGCTCTATTCAAGGGGCAGGCAGCAGAAGGCTTCCATTGATACATTAAACATTCAGGCAACTCTTTCAACCGATCAAACCCAGCTACTTATAACTGGCTGTGTTGATTGCCGTAACTGGAAGAATTACAAAACTTCTGGTTCTCAAAACTTTGTTTTTGCTGTATTTGTAGGTGATACAAATCACATATATGTACACAGGGCACCGGCAACAAAGGGCTGGATGAAGTGTAACCCTAACACTATACGCAAACGGCTTGTAAAACTCGGTATTGGAGCCATAACAGGGGTTTTGCAGCAGGGTGACTTCTTACTGAAACCAGCCAACGGCAGTTCGCTTCCGGTTGATACCTTTAAACACGAATGGCAGAGTGCATCGCATCACAAGTTTGATCAGCCTGTTTTATCGCAGTATGTAAACGGTAAAGGGAGGTTTATTTACATACCTGACAATTGCACCATTGAACTGCATCATTATGCCACCGATGGCATACAGCACCCGACCATTACCGTACCATCAGGCCAGTGGATAATTGGAAGTACAGCTAATCAGTTAGAACATAATAACAGGAGGGACTAAAAATGAACCCATTAAAAGATTTAGTTGAAAACTTACAACAAAGAAATACTGTGTTTTTCTCAGAACATACGGTAAAAGTATTTGCAAAAAAATATAATATGTATGAAAGTGATGTTAGAGTTGTGTTTCAAAAAAGATACAACAGACACATGAATAAGGATAATTCATGTGAAACAAAAATCCATCAAAAAATTCAGAACAATTATTTGTATGGTTTTTTTGCAGGCAGGTTCCCTTCTATAACAAATAAAATCTAAATAAACCCAAACAGCGCACCGGCAACGCTTAAACCGGTAATTATGAACACCTATTTTAAAACACCTGAAGTATTTGAACATGCCATAAAAAAGGCACAGTTACACAATGCTGTAACTGAAAAAATGGTTGTAACCTGCAATTGTGGCGAAAGCAATGGTTGCCTTGTTACAAAAAATGGAACCACAACAAAATTTATTTTGTGCGAATCGTGCTATACGCTTGCACAATACATTGAGCAATCAGAATTTGAAATGAGGTACAGCATAAGCATTGAACACCCTGAATGGACCCATTCCCACATGACTTCTTCTGAACTGGAAGAAGCCAATGCAGAAATGAACCGGATAGCTGAATGTGGCACTTTCTTTACAGATGATCTGCCGGAAACTGAACGTGTAAAATGCTCAGTACGCTTATACGATAACATTACTGAAACAGATTTATCAACCTTACCAATTAAATAGTTATGAATATTTTAGAACTCAGTGCGAAAGCACAAAAATTTTATGAAACAGGCCGCAGCCGTACACTGGTATCGGGCTATGAGCGCAATGTACTTGTACGCCCAGAATTTGAAAACGGATTGTTTGTTGATGTAAACTACCATCCCAAACCAGGTGATTACATCTTCAGGTGCAGTACAATCAACCAGCAAACGGTTATCAGCCTTAAAACAGCTATACCAATGGCCGACAAAATTGAAATAATTGCCCTGAAAGGCAAATTTACACAGCAAGAGTGGCTGCATATGCTTGAACGCATGAATGGCATACTGTACACCCCTGAATTAGAACCAAGGAATTACATTGCTGGCGAAATGGACGAGCCGGTTTTGGAAGAAAAAATAATGGCTATGACCATTACTAATGGCACAATTCTTTTACGTGAAATTCAACGATTTTGGCAAAACCACCTGAGTGTTGAGCCTTTTGTAAATCAATATTTGTAAAAGGCATATTACCGATGAAAGAAAAAGCAGGGCAATGACCCTGCTTTTTTTATATGCCGTGCCAAACTGTGATTTTTAGCCTGTATTTTATAAAAAAAGTGCAAATTAGCACGAACATCAACGAACATTCGTGCATGTTCGTGCTGGTGACCATATACAGACTATACAGACTATACAAATTGTACACTTTGTACACTTTGTATAAGTTTACTGTAACTTACTGTATCACTGTGATACAATAAAAAAAGCAGGGCAATGACCCTGCTTTTTTTATATGCCGTGCCAAACTGTGATTTTTAACCTGAATTTTATAAAAAAAGTGCAAATTAGCACGAACATGCACGAACGTTCGCGAACATTCGTGCTGGTGATATACAGACTATACAGACTATACAAATTGTACACTTTGTATAAGTTTACTGTAACTTACTGTATCACTGTGATACAATAAAAAAAGCAGGGAAATATCCCTGCTTTTC